CGCATAAGATAAATAAGAATATGAATCTCTTCGAAATATTTGATCCTCCGGTTAATGGCTATCAGGATGTCAATTCTGATAACAGCAAACCTAAGTGGAAGCAAAGTAGAAAAACAAAACTCACATTGAAGCAAATTAGAAAACTAAGAAAAATGTTGGATGTGAGGTCGTATGAAAAACGGCAGCACATAAAAAGAGTTCACGAACAATACGGTAAATCGGCTGAAGAAGCACAGCAGCCTACGGTATAATACCTTTTCTCCTATTTTGGCTATATCTCTGCCAAAAGTGCAAAAAATACAGTGTTATTGACTACTTTTTTTTATTACTGCATAAGTAATATTAACAAAGCCATTTAACTCAGGAGAACCAACAATGGACAACAAAAAATTTGAAAAACTTATTGATCTTATTATCAATGAGAACGAAGAAAAAGCACGCGAACTATTTCACGAAATAGTAGTTGAGAAATCACGCGAAATCTATGAGTCTATTATGGACGAAGAGATGATGGGCCAAGGTATGGGCGGCCAAGTAGGTGACCTAATGGACGAAATCAGTGCTGAAGAGGCCGGCGGCATGGTCGAAGCAGATGACGAGGGCATGGATGATTTCGGTGATGAAGATTTGATGGGCGACGAAGAAGTCGTTGATATTGAAGCCGGCGACATGGACGACATGGGCGGAAGTGGCGAAGAAGTTGAAGACGCAGTAGTTCGTATTGAAGACAAACTAGACCAACTAATGGCCGAGTTTGAAGAACTAATGGGCGGCGAAGAAGGTGAAGAAGACTTCGGTGGCGAAGAAGAAGCCGGCGAAGAAGACTTCGGTGGTGAAGAAGAAGCCGGCGAAGAAGACTTCGGTGGTGAAGAAGGTGAAGAAGACTTCGGTGGCGAAGAAGAAGCCGAAGAAGTTATGGAAGCAATCCAATTAAAACAAATTGGTGGAAAAACATATAACACTTATGGACAAATGGGCGACAACGGTGCTAATACTAAATCTATAGCACTTAAAGATCCAAAAGTAAAAGTTCCTGGTGTTAACCCAGTAAACTTCACTGGAACTGAATCTGTTCCAACAGGACCTAAGGCACCTAGTAACGCATACACTAAGGGCGAAACTCAAGTAAAGGGCGCTGGCTCTTTTAAGAATTCTCCTGCTAAAGACAACTTTAGCGAAAAGGGTGAGGCAGCACCAAAGCCAAAGCACGGTGACAATGGGGTTAATACAAAGAGTCCATTGGGTGAAGGCAAGAAGACTGTAAAAAGAATCGTTAGATAAGGAAAACTGAGATAATGGCTTCGTATCTCAAAGAGCATCTTACTTTTGACCGTGCCAACATGGTTGTTGAATCGGTTAAAGAAGGTGACGGCAGTTTGAAGACGCTATATATGAAAGGCATCTTCATTCAGGGTGGGGTAAAAAACGCAAATGAGCGTGTTTACCCCGTTTCTGAAATAGAAACCGCGGTAGAAACTCTTAACAAACAAATAAGCGAAGGTTATTCTGTACTAGGGGAAGTAGATCACCCGGATGACTTAAAGATTAACTTAGACCGTGTAAGTCACATGATAACAGGCATGTGGATGGACGGAGCCAATGGTTTCGGAAAACTAAAAATATTACCTACTCCAATGGGTCAGTTAGTAACTACCATGTTGGAAAGTGGTGTAAAACTAGGCGTGTCTAGTCGTGGAAGTGGAAACGTAAACGATTTAGATGGCCGCGTCAGTGATTTTGAAATAGTCACTGTAGATGTTGTCGCACAACCTAGCGCACCTAACGCATATCCTAAAGCAATTTATGAAAGTCTTATGAACATGAAGCATGGACATAAAGTGTTGGATATAGTTAAAGAAGCTAGAGGCGATAAAAAGGTACAAAAGTTCCTAAAAGATGAGGTAACTCGTCTAATAAATGAGCTTAAAATCAAATAAAGGGGATAAGCATGTTTGATGCTATAAAGCCATTACTTGAAAGCGGACTGATCAATGAAGATATCGGGCAACAATTAAATGAGGCCTGGGAAAAGAAATTGAATGAAGCACGTGATCAAGTTCGCACAGAACTACGCGAAGAATTTGCGCAACGTTATGAGCACGATAGAAGTATCATGGTTGAAGCCCTTGATAAAATGGTAACAGATAGTCTAACTGGTGAAATCGAAGAATTTAATCAGGAAAGACAAGCAATGAACGAAGACCGCGTACAAGCAAAACTAAAGTTACGTGAAAGTGCAAGTAAGTTCAACGATTTTATGGTTACAAAACTAGCCGAAGAAATCAAAGAACTACGCAGTGATCGTAAGTCAATGACAGAAAGCCAACAAAAATTGGAAAAATTCATTGTGCATGCATTGGCTCGTGAAATCAAAGAATTCTCACAGGACAAGAAAGCAGTAGTTGAAGCAAGAGTTAAGTTAGTTGCAGAAGGACGTAAACAACTAGAGGCTCTAAAGTCACAATTTGTGACTGAAAGTGCTAAAAAGATGAGCATGGCCGTTACTAAACATTTAAGGGGCGAGTTAAGTCAACTTAAAGAAGATATCAAGGCTGCGCGTGAAAACAATTTCGGTCGCAAATTATTTGAAGCATTTGCAAGCGAGTTCTCAGTTACTCATTTAAATGAGAAGGCTGAAACACGTAAGTTAATGAATCAACTACAAGAAAAAGATCAAAAACTAAATGAGGCAATTAAAACAATAAAAAATGCCAAGCAATTAGTTGAAAACAGAGAACGTGAAGTTCGCATTATAAAAGAGTCTAATCAGCGTGAAAAAATGTTGGGTGATTTACTTGCCCCATTGAACAAAGAAAAGGCTTCGTTAATGAAGAACTTACTAGAAAGCGTACAGACACCAAAATTGAAGTCCGCTTTCGATAAGTATCTACCAGCAGTACTACATCAAGGTAGCACAAGTCAAGCCGTTGCTAACAAGCAATCATTGACTGAAGCTAAAATGATTAGTGAAGTTACTGGTGATAAGGCTGCTAAGAAAATAACTGAAGAAGATGAAGATCAAAGTAATCTAATCGACTTCAAACGTCTTGCAGGGCTATAAAAACGACATCTATAGGAGAAAATAAAAATGTCAAAAGTTCTATTAGAAAGCCGTTGGGGCGAAACCAAAGAGGCCCTGTTAGAAGGCTTAAAAGGCGGTCGCCGCTCAACAATGGGTGTTTTGTTAGAAAACACCAAAAAGCAACTACTGTCTGAATCTACAGCAGGTACAACAACTGCAGGTAATATCGCAACATTAAATCGCGTTATTCTTCCAGTTATCCGTCGTGTAATGCCAACAGTTATTGCTAACGAGTTGGTTGGTGTTCAGCCAATGACTGGCCCAGTTGGTCAGATTCATACATTGCGTGTACGTTATGCAAATAGTTTGACAGACAATAGTGCTGCACAAACTAGCGTAACAGCAGGTGAAGAAGCGTTGAGCCCATTCAAGATTGCGCAGGCATACTCACGTGTTAAGAGCGATGCAAATTCTACCAACTTCTATACTGCTAATGATACAGCAGCACTAGAAGGTAACGGTGGTAAGCAAATCAGTGTGCAAATTCTACGTCAGGCTGTTGAAGCTAAGTCACGTAAGTTGCAAGCACGTTGGACATTCGAATCTGCTCAAGACGCACAAAGCCAGCATGGCATTGACGTTGAAGCAGAAATCATGGCTGCTCTAGCGCAAGAAATTACTGCTGAAATTGATCAGGAAATTCTATTGTCATTGGCAACATTGGCAAGCACAGAGTACACATACAATCAAGCAACCGTTAGTGGTACTGCTACATACGTTGGTGACGAACACGCTGCTCTAGCAGTTCTAATCAACCGTGTTGCTAACTTGATCGCTCAACGTACTCGTCGTGGTGCTGGTAACTGGGCAGTTGTTTCACCTGCTTCATTGACAGTTCTACAGAGTGCTACAACTTCAGCGTTCGCACGTACAACAGAAGGTACATTCGAAGCACCTACAAACACTAAGTTTGTTGGTACATTGAACGGTGCAATGCGTGTATTCGTTAACTCTTATGCTCCTGATACACAACCTGTGTTAGTTGGTTATAAGGGTTCTAGCGAAACTGACGCAGCAGCATTCTACTGCCCATACATCCCATTGATGAGCAGTGGTGTTGTATTGGATCCATCAACATTCGAACCAGTCGTTTCGTTTATGACGCGGTATGGCTACATCGAATTGACAAACACCGCAAGCAGTTTTGGTAATGCCGCGGATTACGTTGGGGAAATTTCCGTGCAGAACCTTACGTTTCAATAAAATCAAGTACTTACGAGATTTTTTGAAAGTAATACTTCAACAAAAGGCGCACTTCGGTGCGCTTTTTTGTTGCTCCTAATTAAGTAAAAGCATATAATAAAACGCAGCCGATAATAAATAACTCTATGAAACATTTTATATACAAGACAACTCACCCAAACGGAAAATACTACATAGGTAGACATAGCACTACTAACCTTGAAGATGGATATCTAGGTTCAGGAAAGTGGGTATCACAAATAAAAAAGAAGGATAAGTTAGTCCGAGAAATAGTTGAGTTTGTAGATACATTTGAGGAACTAATAATAAAAGAAGATGAATATTTAGCAGAACATTACGGTAAACCTAACTGTATGAATATGAGCAATAAAAGCACAGGCTGGGCAGTAGGCTCTGCTAATCCAATGAATGATCCAAAATCTGTAGCAAAAATATCAGGAGAAAACCATTGGTTGAATAAAAATCCTATGCTGCGAGAAAAGATTACCGGAGATAATCATTGGATGAATAAAGATCCAGAACGAAAAGAAGATTTCATAAAAAACAACCCCAACCTAGATGGTAGAAACGCAAAGGTGGCAATGAAAAACGGCAACCATAATAGTATCACTAACAATCCAAGCACTATCAACGCATTAAATGGTACACATCATTGGCAGAATGGTAAAGCGCCAAACTATGAGGGTAAATTAAACAAGAAATTGATTGAAGAAGGCCGTCACAATTTCTTAGGAAAAGAAACAAATCAAAAACGAATAGATGAGGGAACACATAATTTTGTAGGTTCAGCCGCAAATCTAAAGATGTTAGCAGAAGGTAAACATCCATCACAAAGAAAGATGACCTGTAGTTGTGGTAAGACTGTTAGCATTAGTATGTATAAAAGATGGCACGGAGATAACTGTAAAATGAAAGTAATTAAAATGAATGCAAGACAATATGAAAAAATGCGTAATGAACAACTAAGAGAAACAATGGAGAAAGCAGGCATAAAAGATTATACAAATGTATGTCTAAGTGCAGACCAGCAAGAATATAAAGTTACACTAAAAGATGGAACAGAAGTTAATATTCCTAGCGGATTACCCTATCATTATGATTGAGTAGCATAAATACAATATCTCAACGGGATGGGAAGTTTATAATTAAGCACTCTTTAAGAGTGCTTTTTTATTGCCAATATCTATTTGATAAATAAATGTATGGACATTCAAAAAGATTTAAATCAAATTTATGGCATGAAAAAACTCAATGAGAGTAAGTACGGCAATAAATTTGACCAGTATTACGGTCCATTCAAACAAGACAATAAAAAAGTAAAAGATAAAAACGGCAAAGAATTGTGTGAATGCGCTAATCAAGAATTAGCAAAAGAATTGGCAATGTTACTCACAGATATAAAACAATTAAGAGAAATATGTGAGAAAATTGTCTCACTGCCGAATAGATAACAAACTATTATTAACGCATTTCAGGTGGCAAACTGGATCTTGCTTTTTCGCTTAAATAAGCACCATGGCAATGTCCTTGAACCCCAGGTGGTTGTTTCTGCCAGAAAAAAAGCAAGTCTATAATAGGACGCCAAATCAATCCCCACGGACGCTTAAGTACGTACATTCTCCATGCTCTAGAAGATAGTGTTTCATCTGCCCATGCACCAGAAGAAAATGGAGTAACCAACACGTTTAAAAGTTGATCTACTGCTAAAAATAATTGTATTAACCATTGTTTGATATTCATAATTTTCTTTCCTAATAACTATATTTATCTATAACTGATTAATTAAGTAAGTCGTTTTTCTTACAGAATTGTTTATCCTTTTTGATAAATATACTATTAAGACTTAATATAGGATTTTTCTATGGCATCTAACCCATTCAATTCTCAAGACGGATATACAGTTGGTATACCACCTGTACCCGTAATTGACAGTAATGGTAATGTAGTAACGAATG